GTTAACTCTAAATACCAATACAGGTTATAATGCTACTTTATTACCTGTCCTTTCATTCAAGAGAATTGGTGAAGATACTGCGTTTGATGTTCCAGCAGGAACTAAAGTTATTCAGGTTATTGATTGTGTAGGTAAAAATTAATGGCAGAAGAAAAGTGTTACTCATTTAATAATTTCTCCAACACTGAAGGTGAGGTGCGCCTTAGTGATGTGATGAAAAATAACGTGAAAATGTCAGTTATTATTCGCAACATTTTTCCAAATTCATTTAAGAGATCTCATTACACCGGTCTCCAGATGACTGGTAAACTTGCCGGATCAACTATCAATAGTGCTCCCGCATGTTATCAAATTTTGTGTGGGGAGCAACCAGTTAATGGTATTTCATTTGTTGCATATGCAGAAAATGGTGACATGATTATTGGAGCTCCAAAAGGAAGAATCAGAATGTTTGCTCAAGATATTGATATCATCGCTTCAGGTAATGGTACAGACACTGGATGGGTTAATATCTTATCCAATGCAAAAGTAAATTTAGAGTCAGGAACTGTTCAGTTGCAATCTGCGGATGCTTTAAGCTTAGGCACAGAAAGAAATTTAAATTTAAATGTTCCTGGAAGATTTAAAGTTACCTGTGGATCGATGAAAGTTGTTGAGGGTTCTGATATATCTCCTATCACCAGTCCTCTTGGAAGTGGAGCAAATACAATTCTTCAACAAGTAGAAGGTCTTAAGAAGTTGATTCAAAGTATAACATAAAATGGAAGTTACAGATCTACACGTAGGAAAACAATTACAAGTTGTTGGTAATTTACCTGGTGGTCTTCCTGGTTTACCTAATGTTGCACATGGAGTTGGAGCTCTAGCAGTTCCTGGTTCTGGTTGGTTTGATGGCAGTCTCCATGTTGGTTCTCCTCTGTTTGTACCATTTGAAACAACAGTTGGATTTTGTAGACCGCCAGAAACAAATCCAAAGGCACTTGCAAAATCTATTCTAACAATATCAAGTCGAAAGTTTCCACCAACACCAATTGATGTAGTTGTTGGAGATCCAGTAGGACCCGTTGGTATAAGCGTTAACTCTATTTTAATTAATATTATCTCACCAATTACAAATGGAGTTGGACTTTTAAATTGGGTAGGTGCCAAAACTTTTACAGGAGTCAAGCAACAGACTGGTGTTGAACTCAGAGTTGGTGCTGTTGCTGATGCTGGAAAAGAAGCAACTGTTGGAAATGTTGCAGAGAGTGGATCAAGAGTTATTAATGGATCTCTGGTAGTAAATGGTGCTACTCATATTAATGGATTCTTATCTTTCTTGAGTTCAATTGTAGGAACAACTAAACTATTTGATATCAAACATCCAAATAAAAAAGGTTATAGATTAAGGCATAGTTGTCTCGAAGGTCCAGAACATGCCGTTTATTATCGTGGTAGATTAATTGATAATTATGTGATAGAATTACCCGAATATTGGCATGGTTTAATCAATCCAGAAACAATAACAGTAAACTTAACTCCACATGGTACATATCAAGAATTATTTGTACAGAAAATTGAGTGGGGATCTAAAATTCATATTATGAATAATTCTGGTGGACCAATTAATTGCAGTTATACAGTTCATGCGGAACGAATTGACATTGCAAATTTAGAAATAGAATATGAGAGTGATGAAATTATACATCAAGAATTGGAGAAGAAATAAAAATGGGAATCGCATCAGATATTATTTCAGATTTAAGTGAAAAGAAACAACAAGCGTATGATGGTATTGAGTTTCTTCAAAAGAATATTGTATTAAAGGATAGTATATACAAAGAAAGATATGATGCTGTGATTGTAAGCATTGACGGAGATCTTTTTTCTGATGTAAAAGATGTTAATGACAAACTTCAAAATGTAAGATCTGCATATGCAGATAGAATATCAGTAGGATGTAGGACTGATATGTTTTGGCGAGTCATTGGTTTAAGTACCACACCAGTACCAGGAGGTGGGGGTGGAGTTAATTCTTATTACAATTTACAAGTTACTAGATTATCCATTCCTGGATATTCAAACGCTGGCATTGGATCGACAAGTGGAGTTGGTCTTGGTATTAATGGAAGCGTTGCATTTTTAACTTCTTCTGGAGGAATCACGACATATCCACCAAGAAGTTTATTTGGATTTGAGGAGAAGAACTTGTATGGTATCAAGTATTATGATGAACCATCTCAAAAGGATATTGGAGATACCTTTGTAACAAGTTTTATTGGAACAATCAGTATAGGTTCCAGTATTCTTACCGTAATGTCCCCAATTGGATCTGGAGTTACGATTGGTATTTCTTCTGGACAACTTATTTCTGCTTCAAAAGATGGTATATTTGCAGCAGGTTATGGAGAGATTGTTGGATTAGGAACGACTCTTGCTGACTTGAGCACTCTTTCTGGTGTTGGAAACACTGTTGGAGTTGGAACCACAACTGAAGTTGTTAGTAGAATTATATTAAATTCGGTTGTTGCAATTGGCGCTTCATCTCCGGAGCAAGATGGTTCGTATGTAACTTTTGTTGTTTCTGAAAGTCCAGCAGGAATCGGTACAACCGCGATTAGTTATTATAGAATTGAATTTGCATCAAATCCATTCAGTCCACAAATCATAGGTATCATGACGAGCGGACAATATGGAATTGGTAAGTCTGTTTTTTATGATAACTCTGGGTATAATTCAAATACCCAATCTTGGAAACCAGAATTTGCAAGACCTCAATTGAGCAGCAGTCAACCAGCAGTCACAGAACCAAATGTTGGGGCAGGAAAAATCTATTATCCAGTGGGATTCTCAAGTTATCCATCTCTTCCTTCATCTGGAACTAGAGCTGCGGAGGGAACTATTATATCAGTTGATGTCACTCTAATTGGATCAACAACTCTTTACACAAATGCATCTGCATGTCCAACACAGGAAACTAATCTGACAAATGCAATCAATACAGCAAACGCTGCAGAGTCAAGTATTCAATCTGGTCTTGGTGACTTTGGTTATAAAATTAATGCAGTGAATGCTTTTAGAGATTTGAGAACTGATATTCAATTAGAGATTTGGGGTAACCGACAGGCAATTGATGGTCTTGCAGATGATATAGATAAGTACGATACTGCCATTGAGTATCTTGGAGTTACAACTATTACATCACTATTACCATGATTACCTTAAACCATCCTTCAATTAAAGATTATAACCTAAACCTTGAGGGTTTATTTGGACCAGAGAACGCGGTGTTTTTTCGTGGTAGAATCACAAGTCAAAACGAAATTAAACTACCAAGTTACTGGGAAGAGTTTGTTGAGCAAACATCAATTTCTGTACACTTAACTCCGATTGGTGCCCATCAAAATGTAATCATTAAAAGAATTGGTGAAAATAAAATCTTCCTCCAATCAAGCGGTGGAATGCCAATCGATTGCTATTATCTGATCATTGGAGAAAGAAAAGACATACCAAGATTAAAGGCAGAGCAGAGGGTTGACACTGAGGAGTAAGTCACCTATAATAACCAGGTAATCAACAAACGAACCAATGCAAGATGAGTATCTGACAAGCTGCGTGGTTGATCCAGTTAAGCGAACTGTCTATCTTTATTCTAATGAAGGATCAGAAAAAGAAGTGGCATGTGAAACTGTCGAAGAGTTTATGAGCGTATTAGAATTTGTTCGTTCTACTGTAGACGAAAAAACTCTTTCATATACCAATCCTCTATGAATTTTTATAAGATTTCATATAAAGCACTGAAAGAAGAACCAGTCAAAACCACACCAGAAAACGTTCAAGAGGCAAATGAAGCACTTTTTACTGCAAAGTGGAATTTACCAAAAGCAGCAAAACACTGCGGAATGTCACATAAAGAAATGAAATTGACATTCTGGGAGTATCTCAAGTATAATCCTATCACGTATCAAGTGTGATTTTCTGCCCGTGTAGCCCAGCGGAAGAGGCACGAAACTTAAAATTTCGCAAGCGACAGTTCGAATCTGTCCACGGGTATTAGGGGTTTTAACCAACCTCTAAATAATCAAAAGTAGGAAATGTCCTATGAAATACCGCATTGATGCCAGATACGTTTGGTACAATAAAGGAACAGAACTCGTTCTAATGTATTTCATTGAAGGTGTTCCATTTACTTTTGATGATGTTCCAGAAAGTCATTTGTACGATTTGGAAATTCTTGAAGCAGCAGATAAAGAACGCAGATACGAACCAGAGGATTTGTACAGAACATCATTCTATTTGATTGATGAACAGTGCCACCCTTTGATGTTTGAACTGGAACTGGAAAACCCAGAAATGCTACCTCAAGATTAATTTCTGCCTCATAAGCATTAAATTGATGCACGACCTTTGTAACGTCGAGAACTCGGGGAGGTACCGGGATGGGGCTCTTAGTTCATAAAAGAACTCATATGTCATTAATATCACAAAGAGACAGGCAACTTGCCATTGAAGCATTAGAATACTATCGTGAAGATACGCTTCGTAGAGAACAAGCATTTAAAGATCTTGGTATTTCTGATGTTCATCTAAATGATGCTTTTATGATGGAGATAAATGCTCTCATCAACTGGGTGAAACTGGAGTATCAAAAGAATGAAAATTAATCTCTGGTGGTGTAAGGATATGGGACAGTGGCGATGGACTTTATGCGATGATGTACGTCCGATAGTTCGTCAGGAATCAGGACAAAGACCAAATCTGCGTGATGCTATGAATGACGTAGCAATTACAGTGGAATATATACTTGACGACCCTAAAAAATTTTGATAATATATAAAAGGCGATACTAAACCAAACCCCTTCCGTGTGCGGCAGAACCTCCTTTCAGGAGGTTTTGTTGTATGATAAATAATCCATAACAGAACTATAGTGCTAATAAGATGCCTCTCAGTCGTTTAGATAATTTCCTCAAAAATGCACGCGGAAATATCTTATATGTAAATCCAAATGATTTAGATGCCACAGATAGTATTGAAAATCAAGGTAATTCACTGACTCGTCCCTTCAAAACGATTCAACGTGCATTAATTGAAGCATCTAGATTTTCCTATCAAAGAGGACTTGATAATGATAGATTTGGTCAAACCACAATTCTTGTTTATCCTGGTGACCATTTAATTGATAACCGTCCTGGATGGATTCCTGATGGCACAAATAGTTTTAAGTTGAGAAATGGTACAACATCAAGTGATTTTTCTCAATTTGATCTTTCAACAAACTTTGATTTAACGACTGATGGTAATGCACTTTATAAATTAAACAGCATCTATGGTGGGGTAATCATCCCAAGAGGAACCTCTCTGGTTGGATTGGATCTCCGTAAGACTAAGATTCGTCCAAAATATATTCCTAATCCCACAAATGATAATATTGAAAGATCTGCTATTTTTAGAGTAACTGGAGCTTGTTACTTCTGGCAGTTTTCTATTCTTGATGGTAATCCAAGTGGAATAGTCTATAAAGATTACACTACAAATACTTTTGTACCTAACTTCTCTCACCATAAACTGACTTGTTTTGAATATGCTGATGGTAAGAACCCTGTAGATATTGATGATGCATTCTTAACGTATAGTACAACCAGAACTGATCTGGATATGTATTATGAAAAAGTAGGTCTTGTATATGGTCCTTCATCTGGTCGTGAAATTGAACCAGATTATCCATCATCTTCACTTGATATTCAACCTAAGATTGATGAGTATCGTATTGTTGGTCCTACCGGAGGGGAAGTAGGAATTAGCAGCATTAGAGCTGGAGATGGTACAACTTCATCTACAATTATCACAGTTACAACAAACGAAGCATTTGAAGAAGTTGCTGTAGATACCGCAATTCAAATTAATGGTGTGACTGCAACTGGATACAATGGACAATATGTGGTAAGTGATGTCGTAAGTTCTACAGAGTTCAAGTACAACGTTTCATTTGCTCCTGCAAACCCACTTCCAACTCCTACCGGGTCAACGGTAAATCTTTCTGTTGATACAATTTCCTCTGCATCGCCATATATTTTCAACATCTCTTTGAGATCTGTCTTTGGAATGTGTGGTCTTCATGCAGATGGAGACAAGGTAGATGGATTTAAGTCCATGGTTGTAGCTCAATTCACTGGAATTGGACTACAAAAAGATGATAATGCTTATGTAAAGTATGATCCAAATAGTGGAACATATAAAGACTCTACTTATGCTGGTAATGAGAATCTTCATAGCGATTCTCTAGCAGTTTATAAACCAACATACGAAAACTATCACATCAAGTGTTCAAATAATTCATTACTACAAATTGTCTCTGTATTTGCAATTGGATTTGCACAACACTTTGTTGGTGATACTGGTGGTGACCAATCTATCACAAACTCTAACTCCAATTTTGGTTCAAAGTCTCTGATTGCATCTGGATTTAGAAAAGAAGCATTCCAAAGAGATGATGTAGGTTACATCACTCATATCATTCCACCAAAAGAATTAACAACTTCAAATATAAACATTGAATTTGATGCGATTGATGTTGCAACTACTGTTGGAGTTGCGTCAACGAACAGACTATACTTATATAATAGAACCAACCAAGATGTTATTCCCGATAATGTTATTGAGGGATATCGTATTGGTGCAAAAGAAAATGACTTACTTAAGTGTCTGATTTCTCAAGGTGGATCTGCGACAGAGTATTCTGCAAGAATTGTTATTCCAAATACTCAATTTACATCAGAAGAAGTAACATCAGAAAAGAAATTTATTATTGGAAGATCTGCAGGAATCAATAGTATTTCTTCTAACGTCATCACACTCACAAGACCACACAGTTTCATCCAAGGTGAATCTGTTCGTTTCTTAAGTGATAGTGGTCAACTTCCTGATGGTCTTGAGAGCAATAGAATTTATTACACGATCACTTCTGGAATTAGTTCAAATCAAATTAAAGTTGCGAAGACTTTAAATGATGCGCTTAATGGGCAGCAACTTACAATCAATGACAAGGGAGGAAGAATCTCAGTTGTTTCTAGAGTTTCGGATAAGAACTCTGGTGATACTGGACATCCAATTCAATATGATTATTCTCAAGGTCAATGGTATATTAATGTAGCAACTGCAGCGACTGATAATAATCTATATTCAACAATTGTTTCTCTTGGAACTACGACTCTTGGCGCTGCAACTCCAAGAACATACATCACAAGACAACCAGATACAAGAAACCTAGGTGATACGATCTACAAACTAAGATATGTTATTCCTGCTGGATCTGGAATTACATCCGCAAGACCTCCAATCGATGGATTCGTTATTCAGGAATCTAATGACACAACTGGTGCAACCAATACTGAAGTTCAGACTTACTTTAGTTCAACAACAGTTTCTCTGACGAATATAAGTGAGCAAAGAAACTTTAAGTTTATTGCAAATGCGACTTGGGATGGTACACATGCATACTATCAAACAGAATTACCACATAATCTCTCTGTAGGTTCTGTTGTTGAAGTATTGAATGTAACCAGCACTAATAACACTACAGGTATTGCAAGTGTTGGATTCAATAATACATTTAGTGTAATTGGAATCAGCAGCACAAAATCATTCCATGTTGCTCTTGGAGATAATCCTGGAACATTTACAAATGATACTACAAATAGAACAACAGCACTACCAAAATTTAGTCGTAAGAGATTTAATGATACTTATTACATCTATCGATCTCAAGAGATTCAAAAGTATGTTCCTGGCGAACAGGATGGTGTCTATCATTTAGTTGTTCTGAATGCTTCAAACAAACCAACAGTAACACCATTCTCTGGACAAAACTTCTCTCAACCAGTTCAAAATCTTTATCCTCAAACCAATAGAGATAATCCAGCATCTGATCCTCAGGAGTCAGTATCATATGCACTTGCAACTCCTGTTGGACAAGTTATACTTGATGATCCAAAACATAGCATTACAAAAGAAACAGTTAATAAGACTTTAGATGATGTTAATGTTGGTTTTGGAATTACTAATATCATTTCAAATCTAACTGGGACTGCACATACGATTCATACAACCATCGATCATGGATTGAATCGTATCACTTCAGTTAGTATTGGAAATAGTGGAACTGGATATGGAAGTGGATCAGCAGTTTCACTTTACAATGCACGTCTGGTAGGATTTGCTGGATCAACAACAGGTAATTATGCGACTGCAAGAATTATTGTTGATGGTATTGGCGGAATCACCGCTGTTAAGATTATGGATGGTGGTTCTGCCTATGGAATTGGTAATACTCTTGCTGTCGTAGGTGTTGCAACCACATCTGGATTTGTGCAGGGATACGTCACTGTTACTGATGTCTATGACAACACTGGAGACGTAGTTAGAATTACTGGTGTATCTTCTGAATCTCAATCTCACTACAATCAACTCTATAGAATTACTTCTGTTCCTGTTGGATCAACAAAGATAGTTAATGTTGCATCTGCATCAACAGTTGGAAATGCAAACACAACTGGAGTTGGTGCTGATCTAACAACAGATGCATTTGGATATATCACTGGTGAGGCTCTGAATGTAACCTCCCTGATCTATGATAACGTCTCAGGATTAGCAACAGTTACTACGGCACAAAGACATGGACTTCGTGTTGATAATAAAATTCGTATTTCTGGTGCTGATAATGATTTCTATAATAGAAACTTTATTGTAACTAGAAATACTGATCTGAATAATTTTGTAATGAATATTGGAGTTGGCACTGTAGCACCTTCAACATCAGGAACTCTCTATGTTTACAGAAATGGTGTTACTTCTAATGAAGGAAATGTAACGATTGAGAATGAAAACATTGGTGGTCGTCAAGTTGTAGAGTATGCAGGTATCACAACAACACTATCTGCAGTTATTTCAAGTGCTACTGCAACAAACATCGAACTTCAAAATATCTCAACACTTGATGTTAATATTGGAGACTATCTGTTAATTGATGACGAACTTGTAAGAGTTAAGACAACTGTAACGACAAATCCAATTTCGGTCTTCAGAGGTGTCCTTGGAACAAGAGCAACAACTCACCTTATCAATAGCGTTGTAAGAAGAATTCATGTAAATCCTGTTGAATTCAGGAGAAATTCGATTCTTCGTGCATCAGGTCATACGTTTGAATATCTTGGTTATGGTCCTGGTAACTACTCAACTGCACTTCCAGAGCGTCAAGATCGTCAACTCTCAATAGCAGAAGAGTTCTTATCACAATCAATTAAGTATGATGGTGGTATCGTTGTTTACACTGGTATGAATAGCGATGGTGACTTCTATATTGGTAATAAAAAAGTCAGCTCTGCAACTGGTCAGGAAGAAGTCTTTGATGCACCAATTCCTACAATCACTGGTGAAGACCTTGCTCCTACTGGCGTCAGTATTGGATTTGATGTCCTCTCACCACTTGAAGTTTCGATCAGTCGTTCACTAAGAGTTGAAGGTGGTCCAGACAACAATATCATCTCTGAGTTTGATGGTCCTGTTATTCTGAACAACAAACTGACTTCCACATCTGATAAAGGTATGGAAGCAGCATCGATCTTCCTACAAGGCGATGCAACAGTTTCTAGAAAGTATACTGTTGGTATTTCAACTCCATCACTTGCAGGAAACCCAGGAGATATTGTTTATAATGCAAATCCATCCAAAGGTGAATATCTTGGTTGGGTATACACCAATGAAAACGATTGGTATCGTTTTGGTAATGTAAGTCTATCACAGAGTAGCAATATTGTACTCTTTGATCAGGTTGGTATTGGAACAACATCTGTTGGAAACCTAACACTCAAAGTTGGATCTGGTTCTTCTGAATTTTCCGTGAATGGGTCTGGTGAAGTTGGTGTTGGAACAACATCAACACAAGGATATAAGATGTATGTGAATGGTTTAGTTTATGGACAATTTGTTGGTGATGGCGCTGGACTTACAAACCTTGATAGTATTTGGGTTGCGGACTATACAAACACTTGGATTTACACCAGAGACAATACAGATCACAAGGTTGGCATTGGTACTACAATTGGAGTCACTGCACAACTACAAATTGCTGGAACTGCTGCAACATCTCTGTATGTTACAAATGGATCACGTTTTATTTCAACTGCAACATTTGAAACAGAGGTATCAGTTGGTGGAACACTTACATCAACTAAGTTTAGGTTAGATGGTCCAACAAATGGATACATTCGCTCTGGAGTTACAACGTCTAACATCATTAACGTTGGAACTGGTGGGACTGTATTTAATGCTGTAGCTTCAACTGGAAATGTTGGTATTGGAACCTCAGTTTCAAGATCTAATCTTGATGTTGAAGGTAGAGTCAGACTCAAGACATACCATGAGCATGTACATGCGGTTACAAGCTCTTCAAATGTTGTAACGATTGACCTTTCTGAAGCACAGAACTTTACTCTCACAGTCACACAAAATGTAAATCAGTTTACGATTATAAATGTTCCCTCCGAATCAAGTTCTTTCACCATCAAGATTACTCAAGATTCTACTGGTAATCGCGCAGTTGGAATTGATACTTTCAAAACTTCTGGTGGTGTAGATATTCCTGTTTATTGGCCAGGTGGTGGAGTTCTCCCAATTGTCACACCTACTGCAAACAGATCTGATATCTATTCTTATAAAACATTTGATGGTGGCGGCACTTTCTATGGTGTTGTTGGCGGTCAAAATTTCCTTAACTGAGGCGATAGTAAATGATTAATTTTAATAATCAGCAAACAAGTTTAGATCTTAACGGTCCAATTCTCTCTTTTACTTTACAACCTTCTAGTGTAACAGTTTGTGCAGGATTAGCAGCAACTTTTACTGGAGTTGCAACAGCTATCTTCCCAACTCAAACACCTAATAATCCAGCAACAAACACAGGATTTGTAACCTATCGTTGGTATGATCAAAATGGACCATTGTTTGATGATCCCCCTGGTGCTGGGCAAGGTGGTTTAACAATTAGTGGAGCTGGAACCACAGTTTTAACTCTATATGGTAACACACGTTCTCGCAACATATACTTATCAGCTGATTATGTTCCTTCTGCATATGGTGTTATTGGTGTCGCAGTAACTGTTGGAAGTGCTCGCTCAACTGGTAATGCTGTTAATGAATTCTTCGCTAGCAACACAGTTTCATTAAATGTAAATCCAAATATTTCTATCACAACACAGCCATCTGATGTTTCAGTTGCTCCAAGTCAGAATGCACAATTTTCTACTCTTGCAACTGCGACAGATGGAACTCCTGTATCATATCAATGGTTTTTAAATGGAGTTAGTCTTTCAGATACAACATCAGGTACAACACAACAAACAGTACCAGTTTCTGCTAAAATTAATGTTACTCCTCTTCGAACAACTGCTTTTTTAGATAATACGAAAGTAATAGATTTTAGTCAGACATTAGTTTACAATCAATTTGTACCACGAGGAGAGTATACTCTTACTTCAGACTCGAATGTACTTGTAAGAGTGATTGCCGTTGGTGGAAGTGGTGGTAGAAGTGGAGAAAGAGACTTTGCTGGAGGATCGGGAGGCATATCTATTGGTTATCTTACAATGTATGCTGGCACAGTATACAGACTTTTAGTTGGAGGTCCGGGAGATCATGGTAGTAGAGGTTCTTATGGTGGAGGAACTTTTTTAAGACAAACAGGTGGTAATGCAAAATCACGCGATGGTGCTTATCCTGGCGGAGGAGGAGGTGGAGGTCTTACAGGACTTTATTTTAATCATCAATATGAAAATCTTTTTCTTACTAGTAGGATCTCATCGAACGCCAATTCTGCTACAATCATAATTGCTGGTGGTGGTGGTGGTGCATCTAACTCTGCTGAAGGTGGTGCTGGTGGTGGATTGACTGGAGGAGATCCCAGTGGAACAAATGGAGGAACTGGAGGAACTCAAAGTGCAGGGGGAACGGGAGGAACTGGTATCGCATTTAATGGATCTGCTGGATCTGATGGATTTATTCTAGCTGTAGGTGGTGGAGTAAAACCAAGTGGTGGTGATGGGGTAGCTGGTGGAGGTGGAGGATATTATGGAGGTGGTGGAGGAGGAGCGCACGATGTATGTTGTGCTGATGGAGCTGGCGGTGGAGGGTCTGGTTATCTTAACCTAAGCTATCTTGACAGCTCATATGCAAACACAATTACAAATGGAGTTCGTGGCGGAGGAGGTGGAAGTCAAATTCCAGGACAACTCTCAGTTCCTGCTACTGGAGGATCTTTTCAAATTGAACTTGTATCAACAACATCATCTGCAAATATCGCAGTTAATGGATCAACCTCTCCAAATCTAACATTATCATCTAACTCTGAGGGATTAAATCAAGTTCAATGCGTGGTGAGTCATCCAACAGCATGTAACTCACCCATCCTGTCTCGTACAGCGAACTTCCAAGTTCGCTCACCAAGACAATTCATGAACTTTGAGTCTATTGTTTCATCTAGTTCTGCTATTTTAAATTCTATTAATCTTTTTGGTAATACAATTGTAATTGGTGGAGAAGGTGGAAGGTGGTCAGGTGCAGAAATATTTTTACCGCGCAATTTAATTTCTTTTTATGCACCAGAACGTGAAGTTAGAGTTCGGATGGAATTGCATGGTGGTTCTGGATCTGATTCTGGATCCTATTTGGGTGGACGTGGTGGTTTTTCCGTAATTCAATTTACCATGAAGAAAAATGAAGAATATGTATTTGCAGGTTTGAATGCAACTTCTCCTGGAATTTTCTTATATAGAAAGTCAAGTTTAATTGCAAGTATTGGTAATGGTGGTGATGCCTCATCTTCTGGAAATGGTGGAAACGGTGGAGGTATAGGTATTGCTGGGGAAACAGGAGGCGGCAAAGGAGGTGGAACTGGTGGAATATCTTATGCACCAGGCACACTTCCTTCAAGTGGAGGTATTTTTGGATCTCTAAGTAGTTTTAAATCAACGAATGGAGCTGACTCAATAGCTGAAGCGCCTTTGGGTGGTAGAGCACTTCCATGTCCAAGAGGAAATCAAACAGTCTCTCCATGCACAGATCTTGGAATTTCTAAATTTTTATGGGGTCAATCATCTCCAATTTTAAACACCGCTGAAATTGATCGCGGATTTAAACAAGGTTATGGTATTCGTGATACCCCTGGACGCGGTATTTCTGGTGGTGGAAATGGTGGTGGAGGAACAACTGGTGGCGCAGGTGGAAGTGCAGGAGGAGGTGGAGGGGGTAGTGGATACACTGATGGATCAGTAACTGTTGGACCATCTTACTTGGGAAGAAGTGCTTTTCGCGCCGCTACAGTTATTATCTTCTTAGCACCAGTTACCCCAGTTACCCCAGTTACCCCTCCTATATGTATTCCTATTTCAATATCCTCAGTATATGGAACTGGTTTCCAAGGAATTATTCTTTATGCAGATGGTACACGACAAACCGCTCCTAATCAATCCACTTCATTCATCACAGCAGGAAAAACATCGCTATCTAGCGTTTCATTCACTAACCCTAATGATGTAACAAGCACTTATGGAGTGCTGTTTGATAATATTATTGGTTATTATAGAGATATTCTTCAAAGATATCCAGATGCGCCTGGATTTGATTTTTGGGTTCAAGAGTTTGTATCAAGTTTAGGTGGTTATACAAGTTTTGACGTTTTACGATCTGCAATTGTTTCAGCCGCTACCACAAATGGTGAATTAACAACTCTAGCACTTAAAGGAGGAATAGTTGGAGTTTACGATAGTTGCAATAAACTTATATAATAAATAATAAAAAAAGGGTGGAGAGTGAAACCCAATGGCTGTTAATAAGAATTTCGTTGTTAAGAATGGTCTTGAGGTAAACACTAGGCTCATTCTTGCAAACGCAAATACCAACAAAGTTGGTATCGGATCTACAGGACCAAGATTTGAATTAGATGTTGCAGGAGGAATCGGTGCTACTGATGTTTATGTCAGTGGTATTGCAACAGTCATTGGTGAATTTAACATAGGTTTGAATGGAACAACTTTAACAGGTGTTGGAGGTTCTGTTGGTATTGGAACTGCAACACCTGGTTTCTTATTAGATGTTCGCTCTCCAGTATCAACAGGGCAAACAGCACTTTATGTTCAAGGCGATGTAAGAATCACAGGTGATTTATCTGTTGATGATATTGTTTTTGATCAAGCAACAATCAACAATCTTACAGTTTCTCAAGGAACTCAGACTCAGTTTTTAACAGTAACTGGAGTTTCAACTTATAATGGAAACTTAGATATCAATGCTGCTGTAGATGTTTCAGGAACATTAAATGTTGGCGGCGCAACAACTATTGGTGGATATTTTGATGTAAATGCAGCATCAGATCTGTCTGGAACTTTAAATGTTGGCGGCGCAACAACCATCGGTGGTTACGTTGATATCAATAATAGTATTGACGCAAGTGGAACACTTAATGTAGGAGGAGCAACAACTATTGGTGGATATTTTGATGTAAATGCAGCATCAGATCTGTCTGGAACTTTAAATGTTGGCGGCGCAACAACTATTGGTGGATATTTAGATGTTAATTCAGATACTGATATTAATGGTACTCTTAAAGTCAGTGGAATCACAACTCTAGGAACAGTTAAAATTGCTTCTGGTATCGTTACTGCTGCCTCTGGTATTGTTACATATTATGGTGATGGTTCCAAATTAAATGGTGTTATTGGTGGTATTGGAATTAATACTACTGGAGGACTTGTTGGTTTTGGTGTTACTTATCTTCACTTAAAAGGTAGTGGAGTTTCCACTGCTTTCTATGATTCAAATGCAGGTATTGCTACAATCTTCTTCCAAGGAGGTGGTGGAGGTGCAACAGTCAGTATTGGAACTCAAGCACCCGTATCTCCAACATCGGGAGATCTTTGGTTTAATAATGATCTTGCAAGAACCTTCATTTACTATGATGAAGTTATACTTGGAGTTGGATTAACTGCATTTTGGGTTGATGCTGCACCATTTAACGTTGCAGGAACATATGTAAGTAAGTTTGGTGATAGTATTCTTGCTGGTCTTGGTGTGACTGTGGGTGCAGCAAGCACTCCAAGCATTTATTTTACTGGTGATGCAACAACTGGGTTCTTCTCACCAGCAGCAGGTCAATTCACAGTTGTATCTGCTGGTGCATCAGTTCTGAATATCAACCCAAATGGAATTAGTGTCACTGGTATTGTTACTTCCACATCTGTATCTACTGGTAATGTTGTTTCATCAGGTATTATTACAGCAACTGATTTTGATTCCTTATCTGATATCAACTATAAGGAAAATATCGCAACAGTTGATAGTGCATTAAGTAAAGTAGATCAACTTCGCGGTGTGAAGTTTGATTGGAAAGAAAGTGGTCTTCCTTCTTATGGTGTTATCGCACAAGAACTGGAAGAAGTTCTACCAGAACTTGTACATGGTAGTGATCCTAAGACCGTGAACTATAATGGTATTATTGGTGTTCTGATTGAAGCAATCAAAGAACTCAAAGCAGAGGTTGAAGAATTGAAGTCAAATCAAAATTGACTTTTAATTTCATTTTAGACCCCAAAAAATCCCGGCAAATTTTTGCCTCTATTACTTTTTTCTAAATAACTAAAAGCCGAGTGTAAACGAAGATGGCGATTAAGATTTCAGGAACTACTGTAATTGACGACAGTAGGAATATACAAAATATTGGTATAGCAACTGCAACGTCCTTCAAAGGTAGTTCTCAAGTCGGTGTCGCCACCGGTGGAACATACATTGGATTAGCGACACAATTCAACTTTGTTGGTTCTGGAATTGCGATCACTCATGCGTACAGTAGTACATCAGGAATCACAACGGTTACATTCACTTCTTCTTCCACTGGAGGTAGTGGTGGTTCGGGATTATTCAACACAGGCATCACAACATCTGTTGCATATGCAGTTACCAATTCAATGGCTACTGCATATACTGCACCAGCAACCGCAGGAAACGAACATATCGTCCATTCAATTCATATTACAAACATTGATGGTGTAAATAGCGCAGACATCAGTGGACAGATGTATGCAGGTCAATATTCCATTGCAAATACAGTTCCAGTTCCTGCTGGTTCATCAGTAGAACTTTTAAAGCAACCAAAAATTCTTGCAGCTAGCGAAATAATAGAACTTCAAGCAAGTGCAAATAGTGCATTACACGCAACCATCACCATTGAGACAAAAGCAGGTGATGTAACATTTATAGGTGTAGGTACTGATATAACTGCTGCAACAACTTATACTGATCTTTTGACTGCAACAGCAAACTCAATGCTTCAAGGTATTCTACTTGCAAATGATGACGGTACAAATGATGTAAAAGCAAGAGTTGTATGGACTGATGGAAGTAATAATATTCAAGGATACTATGCTTATGATATGGTTATTCCTGCTGATGCAACAGTAGAAGTTCTTGAACAACCAAAGTTCTTACCAAGTGGATTTAAAGTTCGTGTTTATGCAAACCAAGCAAACAGACTAGAAGCGATTTTGTCTGGTAGAACCATTACCTGATAGGAGAATATCATGGCTGCAACAACTAGAAAAGGTGTTTGGGACTTACAACAGGTTAGAGATCAGTATCTTGCTGGGGAATGGGAACAACAGTTTCAATTATTTGCATGGGGGATTAATAATTTTGGTCAATTAGGGCAAAACAATATAACTTATTATTCGTCACCAATACAAATTCCAGGAACACAGTGGAGTTCAGTTTCTGGATCTTATGCTGCATCAGCATTTAAAACTGATGGAACATTATGGGTATGGGGACGAAATGATTATGGTGGATTAGGTCTAAATGATACAGTAAGACGTTCATCACCTGTTCAAATTCCAGGAACACAGTGGAGTACTTCTAATGGTGGTGTTTACAATATGTACGCAACCAAAACTGATGGAACACTGTGGGCATGGGGTTATAATGGACTTGGACAGTTAGGACAAAATAACAGAGTAGATTATTCATCACCAACACAAATTCCAGGAACACAGTGGAATAAAATACAAGTAGGGACTTATACTGATTATAGTGTTATTGCAACCAAAACTGATGGAACACTATGGATGTGGGGTGAGGGTGCTAGTGGGCGTTTAGGACAAAATGATGTAGCAAATCGTTCATCACCAGTACAAATTCCAGGAACACAATGGAATAATATTGGGAAGGGACAATCTTTTACGTTTGCAACCAAAACTGATGGAACCTTGTGGATATGGGGAAATAATATTGAAGGACAACTGGGACAAAATAATCGAGCGAATTATTCGTCACCACGACAAATTCCAGGCACACAGTGGAATTTAGTAGATGGTGGAGGTCAACATTCATTAGCAACCAAAACTGATGGAACATTATGGGCATGGGGTTATAATCCTTATGGAGAACTGGGACAAAATACTGGTGCAAATCGTTCATCACCAGTACAAATTCCAGGGACACAGTGGGCACTTGATGCAAATTCTATTAATGGATTGTATGAGGGATGTGCTGCACGTAAAACTGATGGAACATTATGGGCATGGGGAAGAAATATTTATGGAATGATGGGACAAAATAATACAACAGATCATTCATCACCAAGACAAATTCCAGGAACACAATGGATTGCAGTAACTGGTAATACTTATGAAGTCATAGCAATCAAATCTCTTGTAAACTAAACTTATAAATACTTTTAAAGTTTCACATACCGATGAAAATATTCAAGTTCTTATCAGTAGATGCAAAAACTGGTATCTCAGTAGAAATTGAAAGATCACTAGAAGGACCAACACGACCAAATCTACCAGGAATTGGTGAAGTGTTCTATTTTGGTGGTTGGATGTATGCAGAGGCAGATGATACTGCCGAAGAAAATCCAGGTAATTACATCTTTGAAGTTACAGAAGCAGACTTTGAAGAAGCAATTCGTGGTGAATTTGAAGGCATCAAAACAGCAAGAATTGCAAATGCCTATGAAGAAGAAAGAGGCATTCGTGAAGCACTATTTGGTAATAAGTATCATGGATCTGCTACGATTGCTGGTGTCTATAAGTATGAGCAAGCAAAAGCACTGTTAGATGATCCAACTGCTGATGCACCTGAAATCAAAGCAGAAGCAACTGCTAGGGGTGTATCTGCTGCTGTGATTGCACAAAGAATTGTTGATAATCACGAAGCATTTAGACTGAAAGAAGCAAAACTTGCAGGTCTTCGTGGTAAGATTGTTGATCGTCTACAAGCACTGACTTTTGATGAGACTGATGCACTTGGAAGTTGGAAAGAACTAACTGAAAGAACAGAAGTCATTGGAACACTTCCAGAAAGAGAAGGTGGTCCAGCACTAGCAAATAGACCAGAAGGCAATAATGATGTTAAAGTTGGATATTATTCACCAAGCTTAGGACTGCGCTGGGAATGGTTGAATAAGGGTTGATGTTATGATTACGTCAACGACGAGTGGTGTTTGGTTACTTGCGGATCAATATGCAAAGAATAATGCAGAAAGGTGGCGTCCTAGTGGATCTGCATTGTTTGCATGGGGATATAATGCCCAAGGACAACTAGGGCAAAATGATACAGTACCACGTTCATCACCAAGACAAATTCCAGGATCCGCATGGAATGAAGTTAATGTGGGTCAATATAACATAATTGCTACTAAAACTGATAATACTTTATGGATTTCTGGTGATAATGCTTATGGGACTTTGGGATTAAATGATATAGTACCACGTTCATCACCGGTGCAAGTCCCAGGAACCCAATGGAATAAAGTATCTTCGGGTGCTGTAATTACAGCAGCAACTAAAACTGATAATACTTTATGGGTATGGGGAAATAATGATGTTGGACAACTGGGATTGAACAATACAGTACTTCGTTCATCACCTACACAAATTCCAGGAACACAATGGAACCTGACTTGTGTTGGAGACCAATACATATATGCAATTAAAACCGATGGAACACTATGGGCATGGGGTAGAAATGGAAATGGTGCAATGGGGCAAAATGATACATCCAATCGTTCCTCACCAGTACAAATTCCAGGAACACAATGGAATTCTTTAGCTGGTGGCGGAAGATATGCTGCCGGAGCATCAAAAACTGATGGAACTTTATGGATGTGGGGATTTAATAATTATGGTTCCTTAGGACTGAACGACCGAGTAGCACGTTCATCACCAGTGCAAGTTCCGGGAACTCAATGGTCATTTAACTCCGTTTCTAGTATAGCATATTCTTATCAAACAGCATTAACAAAAACTGATGGAACATTATGGGTATGGGGACATAATGGTGAAGGTCAATTAGGACAGAATGATCTAGTAACACGTTCATCACCAGTTCAAGTTCCAGGAACACAGTGGTCTAAATCTAGTTGTGGTGCAAGTATTACATTAGCAACCAAAACTGATGGAACATTATGGGCATGGGCTGGATATGTCTATGGCGAAATCGCACAAAATAGTGTAGTAAGATATTCATCACCACAGCAAATTCCAGGAACACAGTGGACTAGTTTCTCCGCAGGATATTATAGTGCAGCAGCAGTCAGACCTTCTTATTAACACTTTATGAACCCTTTTGAACTTCTTATTATTCAACCAAATATCGTTCCGCAAGAACACATTCAACAACTTCTTCAACTAACCAATCAATCAACATCAAATGCAACGATTGGTTCTGGTGAAGAAAAAGTAGAATTAGAAACCAGACATACGTTATGGTATCCAATACCATATCCAATGTTGCAGAACTTAAATTCTGCGATTATGTCTTGTTATAAATCTTATATGGAACCAATTTATCATTCAACGATTAAAAACATTGAACCTGCCCAATTTCTTGGCTATCCTATTGGTGGTCATTATATTGAGCATAATGATTGTGAAAATTTTGAAGGTGGGAAATGGGTCAAAATTGCACCCAGAGATATTTCAATTCTATTTTATTTGAATGATAACTATACTGGTGGGGAACTAGAATTTACACAACTTGGTTTGACTATTAAACCAAAAACAGGTATGATGATAGCATTTCCATCCTATAAAGAATTTGCCCATAAAGTTCATCCAGTCAAAACTGGTATGAGATATTCACTTGTAAGTTGGTTAGAGACAGAGAAAAAAGTTTATGAAACAGTACGAAGAAAAAGGTTTTGAAGTTAAGCAAGGATTTATTCCCCCATTTTTTGCACAATATCTGAGAAACTATTTTGATCTTCTGAGAAAGAACGATCAAATTCCAAACAAAGGTGATGATCAGGTAGAAAAATCACTTGGGATTTATGGAGACCCTGCATTTGATATGTTGATGTTGATGTGTCTTCCAGCAGTAGAACAGGTAGTAGGAAAAAAACTTCTACCAACTTATACCTATGCACGGATTTATTTTAAGGGTGCAGGACTTCTTCCGCATTTAGATCGTGAAGAATGTGAGCATTCAGTATCCCTGTCTTTAGGTGGAGAATATAATGCGCTTTGGCCCTTATGGTTTAAGAATGAAGATGCCCAACCAGAACATGCTGCGATGGGTGAAGGTGATGCTGTAATCTATAAAGGTAATAAAGTTCATCATTGGAGAGATGAATTTGAAGGAACCACACAGTTCCAAGTCTTTATGCACTATGTTGAAGCAGAAGGAGAATATAAAAACAAACTGTTTGATACAAGACCTTACATTGGACTACCTGCTGGTACTAAAACTGAGTATTGACTATGATTGCACAACTGATTATTGAACTGAGTGAAAAGGGTGAACCAAAGGCAGCAAAGGAACTAGCAAAAGCATATCTTAAACACCAAGCAGATCCAGAAATTCTTAATCTGCTTGGTAAACTGCATCATGATGATAAAGAATTTGATGAAGCACTGAAATGCATGAATGCACTTCAAGAAAGTCCTGGCGTAATCATCAATAAGGCAAAGTGTCTTTATTATCTACGCAGAGCACCAGAAGCAGAAAAACTTCTTTTGAAACTTCCAAAAGATGTAAGAGAAGATCCTTTAACGCAAATTGATCGTTCCCTGTACACGACTGCACAAGGTAAGTTTGATTTAAGTAAAAGAATTCTACAACCAATTGCTGATACAATTCCACAAGCAGCATTTAACTACGGATGGTTTCTTCTGAATGAAGATTTCTTGAAAGGTTATGAATACATTCGTGCTGGGGCAAATCTTAAAGTCTGGGGACACGAATGGTTGCTGAAAGAAAAGTATGGTATTGATAAAGAACAACGTTGGAATGGTGAAACCGTAGATACGATCGCATATTATCTTGAAGGTGGTATGGGTGATGAAATGATCTTCATTCGCTATGCAAATCATTTCAAGAAGTATTGCAAGACACTGAAAATCTTTTGTACCAAATCCACAAAGTCATTGTTTGAAGCATGTGGATATGAAAATGTTTATCTGCACGATGAAATTGTAAGAACCAAATGGACAAAGTTTGTTCCTGCAATGTCTGCACCTTATTTTCTTGGTCTATCTGGTCCTTGTGATGGCGTGGAATTTCCTTATCTGCAAAAGAAAGCAAATCCGATTGCAGAAATGAATGATGTTGCGAAAGGACGTAAGAAGATTTGTATTCGTTGGAAAGGCAATCCACAGTTTGAACATGATCAATTCCGTAGTGTTCCAATTGAAAAACTTCTTGATCTTGATAAGTTTGGTCAGTTGTTTTCATTACAGATTGAAGACAGTGATCTACCAAAAAATGCACCAGTATGGGATTTAAGTCATCTAATTCATGACTGGAATGATACTTATGATATCTTTGCAGAAAGTGATTTGGTGATTACATCTTGTACTGCAACTGCTCATCTTGCAGGTGCAATGGGCACAAAAGTGATTGTCCTTCCACCATTAGTTCCTTACATTACATGGGCATCTGACGATATCAAATGGTATGGTGATAACGTCACTGTATTGAAGCAGATGGAGTATAATAATTGGGATAAAACGATTGAGAGACTTTATGAGGTGGTAGAAAATGAATATTGAAACTTATAGTTTATTTCCAACAAACATTGTAAGAACTGACTTCAAAGGTTTTATTACACCTGAGGATCATTTCACAATGATGCAAAGTGTAGACATGTTGATTGAGAATGGTGTCTATACTGATAATGAACTTACGCCAAAGTATCAGACATCAGTAATCCTATTTCATGATGATGCACCACCAATCTGGCAGAAGTTAAAGAAAACATTCTATCAGGCATGTTCTAATTATCTTCAAGCAACACCTGGTTTTACTGGTAATCAAGATGCACTTGAATTCACTGGTTCTGGTGCATGGTGTTATAAAGGATGGAAGGGACTTAATCAAACACAAACGAACCCATGGCATCATCATAACCCATCATTTCTTTCAGGTGTCTATTATCTAAAAGTCCCTGGTGATTGGTCTACGGGTGGTACAGAATTTCATGATCCAAGAACTGCACCAGCACAAGCAACACAAAATCAATGCATAGCACCACAGGAATATACTTGGATTATCTTTCCTGGTTGGTTATCGCATAAAAGCAATTATGTAGATACTGAGGATCCACGTTATGTAATTGCAGCAAATATGTATGTAAAGGTACGATGAAAAGAGCAATTTTTACTTTCTATAATTTTTCAATCGATCCAGAAGTAATTAGACTTCAACAAGAAGTCATTCAAAAATTCAATCACACAGCACAGTTTCTTCCACTATGTTCACAAACACGCGGGGAAGAAGTCATGCATCCACAAGCCGTTGACTATGGACTGAATGAACTATTCGTCAATCAGCAATGTGATACGGTTCTTCTGTTGGATGTTGATTGTATTCCAGTAAATCAATATGCACTGGAATATACATTTGATCAAGCAGAAAAAGGAAAGTTAGTGGGTAATGCACAAATTGGTGCTCATCTACAAAATCCAGAACACATGTATGTTGCTCCTTCTGCTTTTTGTTTAACTAGACAAATGTATGAAGACTTTGGTAGAATGACTGTGCAACCAGATCACATCAATGCTGATACCTGTGGATATTATACAATTGAAGCAGAAAAGCGTGGACTTGAAGTAGAATTCTATATGCCCACACACTTTCAACGTCGTCCAAGAAATACAGTTTGGGATTTAGGTCAAGGTCGTGGTGAATTTGGTATTGGTACAACGTATTCAAATCATCTTGGTGTGAATATGTTCTATCATCTATTTGAAAGTCGTTTGAATGTCTACAATTGCCTCTTCTATGATAAATGCGATGAACTACTGAAATGACTTATACTTACCTAGATGCTTGTGTAGAAAATCCAAGAACAGTTGATCTTGGAAATGATATGTATGCAATTGAATTCTGGAAACCAGAATTCTGCAAAGAACTGATTAACATCGCAGAAAGCATTGGTGGGTTTTCTAGTGTTCCTGGTGATCCTGTTTATGGTCAAGAACTACGTATTACACAAATCAGTGACTTGTTTTATAAGAACTATTGTGAACACTGGAAACGTGTAGTATCCCCATTTCTAGATGAAAAGTTTGGTCTTCCAAGTGAACAATGGTTTACTGGTTGGAAAGTTCCATTCATCATTAAGTATTCAATGGACAGTCAACGTTCATTAAGAATTCATGCTGATGATAGCTTGATTACTGGTACAATCAGATTGAATGATGAATACACTGGTGGTGAACTGATTTATCCACGTCAGAATTTTAGTAATAAAGATGTACCTGTGGGAACAATGATCATTGCCCCATCCATTGTGACGCATTTGCATTATAGTAGTGAACTTCAAAGTGGTATGAAGTATTCGTTTGTATCATGGACAAAACTAAATAAGAAAGATAACGGGATTAACTTCGCAGAAGTCTAATGGGAATAAGACAAAACACTTGGAACCTAGGTGGACATTATGACTTAACCAATAGTGGGCAGAATGCTTATGTTGGAAGTATTTTATTATTTGCTTGGGGTGGTAATGGACTTGGGCAATTAGGACAAAATGCTAGAGCATATCGTTCATCACCAGTTCAAATTCCAGGAACACAATGGAATACAATTTCTGCGACTTATTATATGACACTAGCGACAAAAACCGATGGAACTTTATGGACATGGGGTAGAAACCAATTTGGACAATTAGGACAAAATAATACAACATATCATTCATCACCAGTTCAAATTCCAGGAACACAATGGAGTTTGGCTACTGGAGGGGCTTTTCACACAGTGGCGACTAAAACAGATGAAACTTTATGGGCATGGGGATACAATCAATATGGTAATTTAGCACAAAACAACAAAGTAAATTATTCATCACCAAGACAAATTCCAGGAACACAGTGGTCTCGCATTGCTAGTAGTAATTATCAATCGCTATTAGCAACCAAGACTGATGGAACGTTGTGGTCATGGGGATATAATTATAATGGAGTGTTGGGACAAAATAATACGATAAATCGTTCGTCACCAGTACAAATTCCAGGAACACAATGGAATAAAGTTTCTGTTGGTAGATATCATATGCTAGCAACCAAAACTGATGGAACTTTATGGACATCGGGTCGTAATAATCGAGGACAATTAGGACAAAATGATAGAACATATCGTTCATCACCAATTCAAGTCCCAGGAACACAATGGAATTCGATTGCTAGTAGTAATTATCAGTCATTAACAACAAAAACTGATGGAACTTTATGGTCATGGGGATTTAATAGTAGTGGACAATTGGGACAAAACAATCAAACATATTATTCATCACCAGTACAAATTCCAGGAACACAATGGAATAATATTCAAGCTTATTATCTAACTAACATTGCCACAAAAACCGATAGTACGTTATGGGCATGGGGAGGTAACAGTTTTGGACAATTAGGACAAAATAATCTAACACAATATTCATCACCAGTACAAATTCCAGGGACATCATGGAATTCGATTGCTAGTGGTGCTTATCATTCATTAGCAATCCAACAACAATAATAAATACATCAAACAACATTCTTCATTATGCAACAACTTCATTACTGTCTGGGACTGCCCAGAACTTGCTCATCAGTGATCATGAACATCCTGAATGAGAACCCAAGATTTTTCACAACTGGTACTTGTCCATTACCTTATCTTGTAAGTGCTTGCAGAGACATTTCCACGCAAGTCAGCGAGTTCATTGCACTAGACAAAGACGTTCTTAACGATGCATATCTAAACTTTCTGCGACAAGGATTTCGTGGATGGTTTGAGACAATGACTGATAAACCAGTTGTTATATCCAAGTCAAGAGTATGGGCAGAATATCTAACCCATACTTTCGCACTTAATCCAAATTCAAAGTATCTGTATATTGTAAGAGATCTTAGGGACATTATTTGTTCTTTTGAGACACTACTGCATAAGTATCCCAATATCATCATTGGAGATACCCAGATGCCCTTCCAGCACAATACATTTGAGAAGCGAATGGAATTGTACTGTACGGATGGAATGGCGAACCTAGGGCGTCCTTTACACATGCTTCCACATGTTGTTGAAGTCGCACAAAAGCATCCAGATAACTTCTTCTTCCTGAGACACGAAGACTTCAACGAAAATCCAAGAGGAACATTCCAGCTGATTTATCAATGGTTAGGTGAAGAATATTTTGAACATGATTTTGAAAATATTCCTAAACCTGATTACTATGAGCACGATACTGTTTATCGTTCCATGGTAACGCACAAGACAGGAACAAAACTGAAAAAGTTAGAACCACGTTGGCCAAAGATGATGACGCCTGAACAGTCACAATTGGTCATTCAAAACAACCTAACATACTATCAACAGTTCTATCCTGAACTTGTATGAATTTTTTGAATTCTTATGAAACCATTGTGGAGAGTGCATACATCATCACCCTTCCAGGCAATGAAACATCAGAAAAACTTACACAGCAATGTGTTGCATCCTGTGAAGCAGTAGGACAACCCTACAAACTTTGGGAAGGATTTAATGGACGTTCTGGGGAAATACAAGTACCCAAGCACCTAGAAGGTCAAGCGTTCATTAACTTTTTACGTCTTCATAATCAATTGATGACGCCAACACAAATTGCTGTGTTTTACAGTCACTATTCACTGTGGTGTCTTTGTGTAGATATTGATCGTCCTATTGTAATTCTTGAACATGATGCAGTGATGGAAAAACCATATCTGTTTCATAAGTATTACAACAATATCGTTTACCTTGGTTCAAGTGAGCAGAAGTTTCAAGGAGCAGAAGTCATTTCCATTCCACCCCATGCAACAGATCATAATGGTATGTGGAGATTTATTTGTAGAGCACATGCTTATGCGATTGATCCAGCAGTTGCGAAGAATATGATTTCTTATGTAATTCAACAGGGAATTACTACAACACTAGACGTAATTCTTCGTGCTGATATTGTTCCAATTGTGCAAGAAGGTATCTATGCTTATGATCATAATCATGGTCTTTCAACAATTCATAAGGAGTGGATATGAATACACTTGATGTACAGAAAGTCAAGAAAGAACTTCCAGTTTTTACAACTATTCTTGAAGATCATGTTGAATTAAACAGATACTTAAAGCAGGTTATTATTGAGCATCGGCAGTTGCATCCAGAAACTAATGAAAGTAATGTTAAAGCCTGGCATTCTAGTTGGGTTACCCATAAAGAAAATCCAAAGTTTCAACCATTCATTGAATTAGTTTTAAGTGCTTGTTCTTTTGTGTCCAAAGGATATTTTGAACAAGACATGAAGTTTAAGTGCTTCAATATGTGGGCAATGCAGTATGAAAAGGGTGAATATGCAGTCAGGCATTCACATTATCCTTCTGACTTTGCATGTGCATATTATGTGGATGTAGAACCAGGATGTTCACCGATTGTCTTTGAGGGGGACTTGAAAGTTTATCCAAAAAATGGTATGCTGGTATTATTCCCAGCACTATTGCATCATGAAGTTCCACCAACTGATGCACGAAGAATGGTTATCTCTATGAATATTGATAAAGAATATGTCTAACTCAATAGAAAATCCAGTTATTATTGCACATGATGCACCGATCATTAATCCTTATGAAGGATTTGATTATACTCAATATCCTTTTGATATTGGTGCTTTCTGGGAATATTTTGGCGGAAGAGTTCCAACTAATACTTTTGAAGATTGTCATCCTGTTTTTGAACGTTTAATTGCAGAAATTAAACCACAATTAATTCTTGAAGTTGGAACTTATAAGGGTAAGAGTGCATTGCACATGGCTAATTTGACCAAGAAGTATCAAATACCTGCAAAAGTGGTTTGTATTGATACTTGGTTAGGTTCTGCTGAACATTATTTTTCTGAAGATTTGAAGCGACTAAATGGATATCCAACACTGTATTATCAGTTCCTTGCAAATGTAATACACACAAACAATCAAGACGTGATTGTGCCCATTCCACTGGATAGTTTCAGTGAGTATCGCATTCTAAAAGAGAATGGTACAAAGGCAGACATGATCTTTATTGATGCTGGACACTTTTATGAAAGCGTTGCGCTAGACATTAAATTGTACTGGGAACTACTGAAACCAGGTGGCGTCATGCTTGGTGATGACTATTGTGAAAAAACATGGCCTGATGTTGTTCGTGCTGTTCATGAGTTCTTTCCCAATGATCAGGTTTATGTTGATGATGGGAAGTGGTGGGTATATAAAAAAGTAGAACCCGTAAGTGTTCCAAATAAATCTTGGAGTTGGTGATGTTTAATCATATTCATTTGAAAAATCCTGGTGTTACAACCAGTACTTTACCACCACATGTCTTTCAAGAAGTCATGAAAGAAGTAAAGGAAGTTGAGCAGCGTGATGATGGTTATTTTAAAATGAACAATCAACTTGCAGGTCAAATCGCAAGGGAATATCAACTTCAAAAATCACAGGCAGTCATGAACCCATTTCTAGAAGAGATGGCGAGGGAATATGGTAAGCACTTTGACTATTATCCAAACTATGATTTCAAGGTTGAAAGTTTGTGGGTGAATTATCAGAAGAAGACAGAATACAATCCAATTCATAATCATGATGGGATGCTAAGTTTTGTCTGCTGGATGCAAATTCCCTATCGTCTTCAAGATGAATACAGTGTGCAGCACAGTCAGAATTCAAGTCTGAAAGCAGCATCTACATTTCAATTTGTCTATTCCAGTATTCTTGGAAACATCATCAATGAAAAATTAGAAATTGATCAAGACTGGGCAGGACGTATTGTAATGTTCCCAAGCAAACTTCTTCACACAGTTTATCCTTTCTTTACAAGTGATGACTATCGTATTTCAGTCGCAGGAAATATTTCATGAAGAAAATTATTCATGTTGTTAATATCAATAACTTCTTTCCAGAACTTTTTGCACTGACTTTTCCTACCATACAAGACTATGCACAAAGGAATGGTTATGAAATCAATCTGATTACACAAAGAAAGTTCCCTGATTTTCATATCAACTATGAAAAGATGCAAGTCTGGGAAGATGGAAAGGATGCTGATATTAATCTTCTTGTTGATGCAGATGTATTAATTCATCCTGGGTTTCCTGATGTGATGAATATTGTTCCACCACATCACATTGGATTTAATGATAATTATCATGCAAACACAAAGTTTCATACCAATCATTACTTTCTTCGTGATGGACGTAATGTGGGTATTGCATCTAACTTTGTGGTGTCTTATCGGTCAACACATGATGTCTGGGAACCACTAACAATCACTGCTGCACAAGGACGGCGAATTACTTTTGTGCGTGAAGGTGATATTGATGAATACTGTTTGTCTCATAACATGGCGAAGTATGGGTTACGATACACTGGAATTACATGGGAAGCCTGGCAGCGTGAGTTCCTTATACATACTGGAACAGGTGATAAAGCACTTGCATTACAAATGGCTCATGAAGCATTAGCAAAATGGACCCAATTGTAAACATAGATTTCTTTGCTGTTCTTGCAAAGAGAATCGCAAATCAAGATTATTCTAAACAATCAATCGAAGCAGGAATAGAAGTTCTTCAATTTGCAAGACAACTATTTCCAAGCAAAGAAGATCAGAGAAGATTTGACTGGGAAGTTGGACATTTGGCAATGCAAATATCTGATTTCAAACAACAACTTAAAATACTTCACAATGAGAGGAGATATTTTTTATGGGGAGCATATTGCTTAAAGTATAATAAACCATTATGGAATAATAATTTTAAGATAGGTGATACTATTCTTATGGTTGGAGAAGGTGGTATTGGAGATGAAATATTTGCAGCAAAGTTCTCATATAACTACAAAACTTTAGGTTTAAATGTTATCTTCGCAACTAATTATCATCCATCAAAGAATATACTTTCCAGAGTTCCAAGTATCGATAAAGTAATTCATATTGATGACATCCCCAATGAAATCTATGATTATTGGATTCCTGCTGGAGAAACTGCAATTGCACTAAACTTAGATCAGAAAGATATTCCCAATCATCAATATCTCTTTGCCTCTGAAGAATATTTAAAAAAATGGAAACAGATTATACCAGAAAGTAATAAGTTAAAAGTTGGTGTGAGGTGGTCTGGAAGTAAAACTTATGAAGTTGCTGCGAAAACAATCATACCATTTTCATTTTTTGATCAACTTACGTCTCTAGAGAATGTTGAATTTTACTCAATTCAAAGAGATGATGGAATTGAAGATATACTACCAGATACCAAAATCATTCCTCTTCATGATAAACTAGATACATGGGATGATACTCTTGCTGCTATTTCACAATTAGATGTTGTAATTAGTAGTTCTACATGTATTCCTATTATAACAGATGGTCTAAATAAAGAAACTTGGATAGTTGTACCTACTTTTTGTTATTGTTTATGGGTTGGTGATGAAACTTCAAGTCACTGGTTTGGAGATAACTTTAAAGTTTACAGACAATCAAAATTTGAAAGTTGGAAAGAACCATTTGAAAAAGTAAAGAATGATTTAAATGAACAATCAATTTAGAAAAAATCTAATCGTCGTTGATAACTTTTACGAAAATCCCGATGCAGTGCGTCAGTTTGCATTAGGCGTGGACTATGAACAAGGTGGTGGAAGGAATTGGCCAGGTCGTGATAGTATTGATGAACATGGTAAGGAAGATCTTATCAGAATGGTCAGTGAAATTGTAGGACAGAAACTGACTACAAAGTCGTGCAATAAATGTTCTTATTTTCGTAGGACCAAAGTAGGAGAACACGGAACCCAGGACATTCACTTTGATCCAAATCCAGGATTAGTCTGGGCAGGTATCATTTACTTAACACCAACATTTCATCCAACTGGTGGTACAAAGTTCTGGAAGCACAAGGAATTTGGATGGGAATTTGCACCAACACAAGAACAAGCAGCAAGATGTGGTGTACAATCACAACAAGATATGGTAAACTTCTTTAATACTGACGGTAAAGATCGCAATAAGTGGATTGAAACTGATAACATTTCATTCAAATACAATCGTCTTGTGATGTTTAATCCATTCATGTTTCATTCAAATGGTGAATGGTTTGGTACAGATGATCAGTCAGCAAGATTAGTTCAACTTCTATTTTTCCATGCAGCATAAAATCGCAATCTTTTATCATCTGTATCAGACAGATACTGCACAGTTCATCTATCAACAACAGATGCATCGTTTATATACATCTGGACTGGTTGATGCTGCTGAGTTTATTCATATTGGTATCAGTGGACAGCATGAATTGTTTTCTAAACCAAGAAATGCAAGAGTTCAATACAATGAATTCACTGGGGATGAAGGTGGAACAATGGTTTCCATGATGGAATTCATCAAAGAAAATCCTGACTATAAAGTCATGTTCTTTCATGGAAAAGGTGCAAGTAAAAATGATATGTACCATCCACAACTTCAAGCATGGCGATTGTTTATGGAATACTATGTGATTGATAAGTGGAAGCAATGTTTAGTGCATTTGGATGACTACAATTGCGTCGGTGTTAAGGTCAGGGAAAAACCATTACCCCATTTTAGTGGAAACTTCTGGTGGGCAAATGCAGACTATCTACAAACACTGGATCATGATATGTTGTTTACACGCGGATTTGAAAGTAAAGTAGACCGTGAACTATGGATTGGAACAGGAAACTTCAAACCAAAAGACTTACACCCAGTTGATATTAATTTAAGTATGCACGGAACGATTTATACCGAAGACAATTATCTATGATTAACACCTTTGATTATCCAAAACTACATGAAGAGTTTGTGAGTGCTAAACCATTCTCTCATGCAGTGATGGATAATTTTTTTGATGAAGAAACAGCACTCACATTAAGTCATGAGTTTCCTGATTATCAATCAAACATATGGCATGTTTATGATAATCCACTAGAGAAAAAGAAAACATGTAACTCCTGGAATCTATTTTCAAAAAATCTTTACACTACTTTCTGTTATCTAAATTCTCCTGAATTCATATCAAAACTTAAGAAGATCACTGGTATTAAAAAACTTTATCCTGATGTTGGATTGCATGGTGGTGGATTGCACATTCATGGATGTGGTGATAAACTGAACGTCCATCTTGATTACTCCATACACCCAAAACTTAAATTGCAAAGAAAACTTAATCTAATCATTTATCTTGGTGAAAACTGGAACCCAGAATGGGGTGGACAATTAGAACTTTGGTCTTCAGATAAAAAACAGTGCATCACATCTATTGATACTTTGTTTAATCGTGCAGTCATTTTTGATACAACACAGAATTCTTATCATGGATTACCCAATCCTCTGTCTTGTCCACAGGATTATTATCGTAAGAGTTTAGCAGTTTATTATCTAACTGATCCACCAAAAAATTGTCCAACACATTCAAAGGCAATTTACATTCCAACAGAAGAACAAAAAAACGATCCTAAAGTTCAAGAAATCATTCGCAAAAGAGCAAGTATGATGACTGCAAGTGAGGTTTATCGAACATGAAAGTATTTGTAAATGGTACTTTTGATGTACTTCATAGAGGTCATTTAGAACTTTTAAATTTTGCAAAATCATGTGGTGATTATTTGATCGTTGCAATTGACACTGATGATCGAGTCAAAGAAAAGAAGGGTTTAACACGACCAATATATACTCAAGATGAAAGAAAATTCTTCTTAAATATGTTAAAACCTGTAAATCAGGTTGAAATATTTTCAACTGATGAAGAACTAGAAGAATTGATAAAAGGTTTCAATCCTGATATAATGATTGTGGGTTCTGATTGGAAAGATAAACCAGTTATTGGTTCTCAGTATGCAAAGAGATTAATTTTTTTTGATAGAATAGATGACTACTCAACAACAAACATCATTCAAAGTATTATTAATTGGAGATAGTTGCACTGATAAGTATGTTTATGGTGAAGTAAAGAGACTTAATCCAGAGGCACCTGTCCCTATTTTGAATTATAAACGAACTGAAGTACGTGAAGGAATGTGCTGGAATGTTTATAATAATCTTTGTGCATTTGGTTTAGAAGTTTATATGTTAACAAATAAAGAAAAGATAGTAAAGACCAGATATATTGATGAAAAAACAAATCAACAGATTCTGAGACTGGATGAAGAAGTCAAAGTTGAATCAATGACTTATGATATTCCAAAAGAAAAGTATGATGCAATTGTAGTCAGTGATTATAATAAAGGATTTGTAACGTCAGATAAACTATTTCATATCGTTTATAATGCAAAATGTCCTGTTTTCATTGATAGTAAGAAAAGTAATCTACCAACATATAATTGCTACATCAAGATTAATGACCTTGAACATCAGAAACTCAAGGGTTCATACAACAATCTAATCATTACTCGTGGTGCCTCTGGAGCAGAATATGAGGGCGTCCTATATCCAGGTGAAAAAGTCAGCGTTTATGACGTTGTGGGGGCAGGAGACACTTTCTTAGCTGCCCTTACCTACGGATACCTAAAATATGGTAGAATAGAGAACGCAATCCCATTTGCAAATAAGGCATCAGCGATTGCTGTATCTCATCCAGGAACTTATGTACTAAACCAAAATGATGTTGAAAGTTTACGTAATTGATATTGACGGTACAATCTGCAATAAAGATTTGTGTCGCAATGATTGTGATTATCATACTAGTGTCCCCAAACTAGATCGAATTAAACAAATTAATTCTCTGTATGATCAAGGACACACAATCAAATACTTTACTGCGAGAGGAATGGGAAGACACAAAGACTCTAGAATTTTGGCGCATAAAGAGTTCTATGATCTAACTCATTTGCAATTAAAATCTTGGGGTTGTAAATTTCATGAACTTATTTTGGGTAAACCAAGTGGTGATATATACATTGATGATAAAGGTATGAATGCAGATGACTTCTTCAATTGATATTATTTCTAAAGGATGGGGATTTGAAAAAGTAATTTGTAATTCTCCGGAATATTGTGGTAAACTTTTATATTTTATTAAAGGTAAGAAGTGTTCATGGCATTATCACAAACTTAAAGACGAAACCTTTTATATTCAGTCAGGCAAAATTCTTTTGAAATATTATGATGAAGACGATATTGCCTTTGCACATGATATTATTCTGAATAAAGGAGATAGTTTTCACGTTTATCGTGGATTACGTCATCAAATGTTTGCTCTCGAAGACACGGAACTATTTGAGTTCTCTACGCAACATTTTGATGATGATAGTTATAGAGTCATAATTGGAGATACTCTTTAACTGATTTAAACTGATAATCAAACAAATTATTAGCACAGGTATAAGTTTGATATTTACCCACAAGATGGTCTGGAAATGGAATGTATTCTATTTCACCATCTTCTTTTTGTGCAATGAATTCAGCAACTTCTTGAAAACTAATTGGTTTACCAGTCCCCAAGTCATAAATTCCAGACGGTGCTTCATTATTCAAAACAATATTTACAATATCATCAACGCATATAAAATCGCGCAGAAACTTATCAGAACCTTCAAAAAGTTTTAGTTTACCAGTTTCTCTTATTTGTTTTGTAAATTTTGAAATTGGTGATGCTTGATCTTCCTTATGATCTTCTCCTATACCATATACATTAAAGTATCTAAATCCTTGAATAGAAGAAAACCTGTCTAGATTATCTTGCACAAAATAATCAATCTGCAACTTGGTGATTGCATAATAATTCAATGGATTAATTTGTCCATTTGTGTTTCCATAAACAGATGCAGATGATGCATACTTGACTGGAATTTGATATTGAATTGCACGTTCAAATAATTGCAAAGTGAACTCAACATTATGATGATGTAGAGTACGAATGTTGCGTTCTGTTGTTGATGAAATTGCTCCTTGATGAAGAATTAAAGAGACTTCATTCCAACGATCAAAGGAGGATAAGAATCTAAAGCAATCATCTTTTTCAACTTCAATGACTGGTTCTTGAAGACACGAAAGAAAGTTTTGTCCAATAAAACCTTTTGATCCAGTAAGAATTATCATTGTTTTTGATTAATTATAACAGCAATAAATAATAAAAGCAACTAGAAGTATAATAGTTATAATGTCTGTAACTAAAGCTCAACTCTTATCCCCAGTAGGAATTGTTACTGCATCAGGCGTAAATGTAAGCGGTACGATTACTGCTACTAGTTTTTCAGGTAGCGGTGCAAATTTAACTGGGGTTGGCGTTACAGCAGGGGCAAGTGTTAATACATCAGGTATTATTACAGCAGTTAGTTTTTCTGGTGATGGAAGTAATTTAAGTGGTATTGGTATTGGATCTACTGCAAATGTTGCTACAACAGGAATTATCACAGCATCAAAGTTTTCTGGAAGTGGTATCGGATTAACAAACATTGGTGGACCTATCGCAGGATTGGTTTATAGTCCACCCATTGGTGCTACGGGTATTGGTTCATTATCCAATATTTCAATTACATTCAGTAAACCAATTCAAGCAGGTGTTGGTACAATTACTTTAAGAACTGATAGTGCGACTGGTTCAATTATTGAAAGTTTTGATGTTGGAACAAGTTCCTCTATTAGTATTAGTGGAGCAAAACTGATTATTGACCCAACAAGTAATCTAGGTGCAGGTACAACGCATTATGTTGTAATTCCAGCAGGAGCACTGAAAGATACTTATGCTGGTATTTCAAGTAATGTAGGTATTACCAGTTATTATTTTAGAACACAACAAATTGATTATTCTTTATTTGCATGGGGGTATAATGTTCTTGGGGCATTAGGACAAAATGATACTACAACTCGTTCATCACCAATACAAATTCCAGGAACACAGTGGAATAAAGTTACTGATGGGTACTCAAGTTTACTAGCAACTAAAACAGATGGAACGTTGTGGGCATGTGGATACAATAATTTCGGTGAACTAGGTCAGAATGATCAAGTAAATTATTCATCACCAAGACAAATTCCAGGAACACAGTGGAGTTCTTTGGATGCAGATAATTATGTATTTTTAGCAACTAAAACAGATGGAACGTTGTGGGGATGTGGAAATAACGGTTATGCAGCATTAGGACAAAACAATCAAACATATTATTATTCATCACCAGTACAAATTCCAGGAACACAATGGAGATCTGTGCATGCTGGGGGTTTGCATACGCTAGCAACTAAAACTGATGGAACTTTATGGGCGTGGGGACATGCTCCCCAAGGACAACTAGGGCAAAATGATACAGTACCACGTTCATCACCAAGACAAATTCCAGGAACACAATGGAATACAGCTTCCGTTGGATATTATAGTTCAATAGCGACAAAAACCGATGGAACCTTGTGGGTTTGGGGCGATGCTTCTTATGGAGTTTTAGGACAAAATGATGTAGCAAATCGTTCATCACCAAGACAAATTCCAGGAACACAGTGGTCCGTAATTCAATCTGTATATCATGCTCAAGGATCAATGTTCGCAACTAAAACAGATGGAACGTTGTGGGCATGGGGATATAATTATCGGGCAATTCTTGGACAAAATGATATAACAGATCGTTCATCACCAAGACAAATTCCAGGAACACAGTGGAGATCTATAAGCAGCAGATATCGACATGTTGTAGCAACAAAAACTGATGGAACATTATGGTCATGGGGATCTAATGCTTTCGGTAAATTAGGATTGAATAATACAACATATTGCTCATCGCCGGTACAAATTCCAGGAACCACATGGAGTTCTATGGTTACAGCTGGTACTTTCAATTCATTCGCTATTAAAGAAACATCATCATAAATACCTAAAAAACGATAATGGCGTTAAACTTTCCTGATAGTCCTTCACTAAATGACTTATACACTGACCCAACAACAGGGTTTACATATCAGTGGAATGGTGAAGTATGGAAAAGTGCAGTATTATCAAATCCGGATTCAATCAAAGAACTTACAGATATTTCATCATCATTTAATGGTATAACAACATCATTTTCACTAGCAATATCAGGCAATTCAGTTACACCAACCAATGCACAACAACTAATTATTAATCTTGGTGGTGTAATTCAAAATGCAGGAAATGATTATACAGTTTCTGGTAGCACACTTTACTTCACAACACCACCATCATCAGGGCTTACATTCACTGGAATATTTGTTGGATCTGCATTAGCATTAAACACAGTATCATCTTATGCAGTAGAACCACAAGACTTAACAACAGGTGGTCCTTCATGGAATACTTCTGGTGATGTAAGAATTTCTGGTGTCGGTACAGTTTCTAATACTGGATCAGCAACCACAGCACTGTATGTTGCTGGTGGTGCTAGAATTACTGGTATTCTAACTGTTGGTTCATCAAGCGTCACAATCAATGGTGTTACTGATAGAATTAGTGTAGGAACTGGATTAACAATCAGTTCATCAGGTATCACTGCTGGTGTAATTACTGCGACAACATTCTATGGTGATGGTAGCAATCTAACAGGTGTTGGTGTTGGATCCACAGCAAACATCAATACAACTGGTATTATTACTGCATCATACTTCTATGGATCTGGTATTGGAATTACAAATGCAGGTCCATTAGGTAGAATTACACCAATTTCTTATTCACCTGCGATTGGTGCGACAAATCAAAGTCCTGATGTAAGTGTTGTAATTACTTTCAATAAACCACTGGTGGCTGCTGCCGGAACAATTACCATTAGAAGTGGAAGTGCATCAGGATCAATTGTTGAAAGTTTTGATGTTCAGACAAGCCCACTTTTAAGTATCAGTGGTGGTGTTCTTACAATTAATCCAACGGACTCAACAATTGGTACTGGAACAACTTATTTCGTTGTTGTACCTGAAAATGCATATAAAGATATTTTAGGTTCTTCTGGTAACGTAGGAATTACAACTTATAGTTTTACAACTGCAACACAATTCTTGCAGTTGTTTTCAACAGGTCAAAATCACACTGGACAATTGGGTCAAAATGATAGAACATATCGTTCATCACCAATACAAATTCCAGGTATTCAATGGTCTCGTATTTCTAGTGGTGCGGATTTTGGTTTTGGAATAAAAACAGATGGAACCTTATGGGCATGGGGCAATAATCAATCTTCTAGATTAGGACAAAATAGTACTACACAATATTCATCGCCAAGACAAATTCCTGGGACACAATGGAGTGAAGTTGGTGGCGCTTATAATATTGGAATAGCTAAAAAAACAGATAATACTTTATGGGTTTGGGGACAGAATAATAGAGGAAACTTAGGTCAAAATGATATAACTTATTATTCATCACCAAGACAAATTCCAGGAACACAGTGGAATACGTTTTCTTCATGCTATTTTACAATTTTTGCAACTAAAACAGATGGAACTTTATGGTCATGGGGAAGTAATCAGTACGGAGAATTAGGTATCAATCTTAGTGGTCAATATCGTTCATCACCAACACAAATTCCAGGAACACAATGGGGATCTTTGGGTGGGGGAGGATATCATATGTCGGCAACAAAAACTGACGGAACTTTATGGGCATGGGGTTATAATGGAAATGGAAATTTAGGTCTCAACGATACCGCAAATCGTTTATCACCTGTTCAAGTTCCAGGAACACAATGGAACAATACTGTATCTGTAAATTATGTGGGAATGTTCACTAGAAGTAATGGGACATTGTGGTCTTGTGGTTATAATAACTTTGGTGCATTAGGACAAAATGATAGAACACAATACTCATCACCAAGACAAATTCCAGGAACACAGTGGGATATATCATTAGTTGATGGTTCTTCAAGTGCATTCCATACAATAGCGAAAAAAACAGACGGAACATTATGGATGTGGGGTCAAGGTTCTACTGGACAATTAATACAAAACAGTCCAATAGATCTTTCATCGCCAGTTCAAGTTCCAGGAACACAGTGGACACGCGCAGCCACAGGGTATAGACATTCCTTCGTAATGAAATCAGTAACATAAATACCTAAAAAACGATAATGGCGATAAATTTTCCTGATAGTCCATCGTTAAATCAAATTTTCAATGATACAACATCTGGTTTTAGTTTCCAGTGGAATGGTGAAGTATGGAAAAGTTATGTAGATCCAACGATTGGTAATACAACCAAACTAGATGATATCAGTGCTTCATTTAATGGAAGCACACAAACCTTTGCACTTACAGTTAATGGAACTGCTGCAACTGCTGATTTAGATCCAGCAAAAATTCTACTTAGCTTAGGTGGTGTAGCACAAAACCCAGTAGAAGACTATACAATCAGTGGTACAAACATTACATTTACCACTGCACCTGCGAATGGTCTTACATTTTTCGCAGTTATTTTAGAAACAGGTATATCAAAAGACTATATTTCTTCTGGTATCATTGGTCCAACAGGTCTTTCAACTGGTGGATTTTCTTGGAACACTGGTGGTGATTTATACATCAGTGGTGTTGCGACAGTTGCAAATACAGGTACAGCAACAACAGCATTATATGTTTCAGGAAATGCTAGAATTGCTGGTATTCTGACTGTTGGTTCTTCAAGTATTACGTTTGATGGTACAAATAATAGAATTACTGGAACAGGTATTACAATTAGCAGTGGTGGTATTGTAGCAAGCGCAATCACTGCGACCAGTTATTCTGGTGATGGTGCAAATCTTACTGGTGCAGGATTAGGTCCAACAAGTAACATCAACACCACAGGTATCATCACTGCATCTAAATTCTCTGGTGATGCAACATACTTAACTGATATTGGTGGTGTAATTCAAGGTATTGTTTATAATCCTACTGTTGGTGCAACTGGTATTGCAGCCACAACAAACATTGATATTACATTTAACAAACCAATCAAAGCAGGTATTGGAACGATTACATTAAGAACTGATAGTGCATCAGGATCAATTGTTGAAAGTTATGATATTACTTCAAGTAATCGTCTTACAATCAGCGGTGCGAAGTTAACAATTGACCCCACTAGCAATTTAGGTGCAGGTACAACGCACTTTGTTGTAGTTCCTGCTGGTACAGTCAAAGACTTGTTTAATACTGGTAGCAATGCTGTAATTGATACTTATAGTTTCACGACACAATCTTTTACCCTGTTTAGTTTTGGAAGAAATCCCAATGGACAATTAGGACAAAATGATACAGTAAGACGTTCATCACCAACACAAATTCCAGGAACACAATGGAGTTATATAAACTCTGCAAACTATCATTCATTAGCAACAAAAACTGATGGAACTTTGTGGGCATGGGGATCTAATGCTTTCGGTAAATTAGGATTGAATAATACAACATATTGCTCATCGCCGGTACAAATTCCAGGAACATCATGGAGATTTATTTCTTCTGATTATAACACCACAATAGCAACTAAAACCGATGGAACTTTATGGGCATGGGGAAATAATGGTGCCGGAGAATTGGGACAATCTAATACATACAATCGTTCATCACCAATTCAAATTCCAGGAACACAGTGGGGAAATATATCTGCGACTGCAAGTGATACATTTGCAACTAAAACCGATGGAACATTATGGTCATGGGGATATAATAGTTATGGTCAGTTGGGACAAAATGATAGAGTAAATCGTTCATCACCAATACAAATTCCAGGAACACAGTGGAATAATATACAAACAGGATTCTATTCTACATTTGCAACTAAAACCGATGGAACTTTATGGGCATGGGGATATAATCATAGAGGACAACTGGGACAAAATAATACAACATATCGTTCATCACCAGTACAAATTCCAGGAACATCGTGGAATTCTATAGGTGGTTTTCTTCAACATTTTTTAGCAACAAAAACCGATGGAACATTATGGTCATGGGGATATAATAATGCCGGAAGATTGGGACAAAATGATACAGCATTTCGTTCATCACCAGTTCAAGTTCCAGGCACACAATGGAGTTCTATAAGTGCTGGTGGTCAACATTCACTAGCTACTAAAACTGATGGAACTTTATGGGCATGGGGTAGAAATTATTTTGGAGAACTTGGAGCAAATACCTCTGGTTCAGCAGCATATCGTTCATCACCAATACAAATTCCAGGAACATCTTGGAGTTCTGTTTCTGCTGGTTATCAAAGTTCATCAGCAATCAAATCACAATAAATACCTAAAAAACCATGAGCCAGTCTAATGCACAACTTGTAGCACCAGTTGGAATATTCACTGCATCAGGTATCAATGCATCTGGTGTTGTAACTGCTACTAGTTTTTCTGGTGATGGTTCACAATTACAAGGTGTTGGTGTAGGAACCACAGGAAGTATCAATTCATCTGGTATTGTTACTGCATCTGCTTTTTATGGTAATGGTGCTAATCTAACTGGTATTACACTGATTGGCCCAACAGATAATTATACAACAACAGGTATCATCACTGCTGGTTCTTTTTATGGTGATGGTATTGGTATCACAAATATTGGTGGTCCTTTAAGTCCAATCATTTATTCACCTGGTATTGGTGTAACAAACATAAGTAATGATACGAATATTGTTATCACATTCAACAAACCAATCGCAGCGGCAGCAGCAACAACAGGTATTTCAACAATTACTTTAAGAAGCGGTAGTGCATCAGGAACGATTGTTGAAAGTTATGATATTGCGAATGTTGCTGCTGGATCTAGCGTAAGTATTAGTGGTGCTGTTCTTACAATTAATCCAACGGACTCAGTAATCAGTGCTGGAACAACTTTTTATGTTGTTATACCTGCTGGAACATTACAAGACACAATTGATACAAGCGATAATACTGGAATTACAACTTATAGTTTTACAACTGCGGCACAGTATTTGCAGTTGTTTGGGTGGGGAAATAATCAATATGCTGAATTGGGTCTTAATGATGTAATATTACGTTCATCACCAACACAAATTCCAGGAACACAGTGGAATTCTGTAAATGGTGGTAATGAACATTCATTAGCAACAAAAACTGATGGAACCTTATGGTCATGGGGTTATAACCGTGGAACTTTAGGTATAAATGACGTTATACCACGTTCATCACCGGTACAAGTTCCAGGCACACAATGGAGTTCTATAAGTGCTGGTAGTCATTTATTTGCAACTAAAACTGATGGAACACTGTGGACATGGGGTGGTAATTTACTTGGACAGTTAGGACAAAATAACAGAGTAGATTATTCATCACCAACACAAATTCCAGGAACACAATGGAATTTTATAAATGCTGCACTTGGTATTTCACTAGCAACAAAAACTGATGGAACTTTATGGGTATGGGGAGGAAATGGAAATGGACAATTAGGATTAAATAATAGAATAGGTCGCTCATCACCAACACAAATTCCAGGAACCCAATGGAATAAAATTGCTGGTTCTAATACACTTGCAGTAGCAACCAAAACTGATGGAACACTATGGGCATGGGGTCGCAATTATCAGGGACAATTAGGACAAAATAATACAACATATCGTTCATCACCAACACAAATTCCAGGAACATCATGGAATTCTGTAAGTGCTGATAGTGTTACTACATTAGCAACCAAAACTGATGGAACTTTATGGTCATGGGGTTATAATTATCTGGGAAATCTAGGACAAAATAATACAGTACAATATTCATCACCAAGACAAATTCCAGGAACACAATGGAATGCTATTAATTATGAAAACGGGATTAGTTTTGCAACAAAAACTGATGGAACTATGTGGGCTTGGGGTCGAAATACTTATGGACAATTGGGATTAAATAATACAATAGGTCGCTCATCACCAACACAAGTTCCAGGGACACAGTGGACATCTTCAATTTCTTCGGGCAATCATTCCTCATTTGCTATCAAAACAGTAACATAAATACCTAAAAAACAATGAGCCAGTCCAAAGCACAACTTACTAATCCATTAGGTCCTGTAAATTTAAGTGGTTTAAGTGCGACTGGGGTTGTAACTGCTACAACTTTCATTGGTAATGGTTCTGGTTTAACTGGAATTGCACTTACAGGAAACATCAATACAACAGGCATCATTACTGCATCTGCATTTTATGGTAGCGGTGCAAATTTAAGTGGAGCAGGATTAGGACCAACAAGTAATATCAATACATCAGGTATCATCACAGCAGGAAAGTTTTATGGTGATGGAAGTTTATTAACAGATATTGGTGGAGCATTTACACCATTAACTTATAGTCCTGGTATTGGTCAAACAAATGTAGGTGTATCATCAAACATCACCATTACATTTAATAAACCAATTAAAGTTGGAACTGGTACAATTACTTTAAGAACTGGAAGTGCATCAGGAACGATTGTTGAAAGTTTTGATGTTACTTCTAGTAGTAGACTTTCAATAAATGCAGGTGTTTTAACGATTAGTCCAACAAATTCACTTGCAGGGTTAACTACACATTATGTTGTGTTACCAGCAGGAACAATTAAAGATACTTATAATATTGATAGTAATACTTTAATTGATACTTATAGTTTTACCACACAGATATCTAATGTTCTCTTTGTTTGGGGGAATAATCTTTATGGAGACCTTGGACAAAATAATACAACACAATATTCATCTCCCGTTCAAATACCAGGAACGCAATGGAGTTCATTTTCTGCCCGCCATGTTACATTAGCAACAAAAACTGATGGAACCTTATGGTCATGGGGATATGGACAACAAGGTCAATTAGGACAAAATAATCTAACACAATATTCATCACCAGTACAAATTCCAGGAACACAATGGAATAAAATTAATGCAGAAGGTTATATAAATTCACTAGCAACAAAAACTGACGGAACTTTGTGGGCATGGGGATATAATATTGAAGGACAACTGGGACAAAATAATCGAGCGAATTATTCGTCACCACGACAAATTCCAGGCACACAGTGGAGTTCCATAAGTTGCGGTGGTCATACATTAGCGACCAAAACTGATGGAACCTTATGGTCATGGGGTTATAATTATGCCGGAAGATTGGGACAAAATGATACAGTAAGACGTTCATCACCAACACAAATTCCAGGCACACAATGGAGTTCTATAAGTGCTGGTGGTCAACATTCACTAGCTACTAAAACTGATGGAACTTTATGGGCATGGGGAAGTAATCATTTAGGTTACTTGGGACAAAATAATACAACATATTATTCATCACCAAGACAAATTCCAGGAACGCAGTGGAGTTCGGTTTCTGCTACTTATGGTGGAGGAAATCAGTCTGTTGCAACAAAAACTGATGGAACATTGTGGGCATGGGGTTACAATGGATATGGAACATTGGGACAAAATGATACTACAACTCGTTCATCACCAATACAAATTCCAGGAACACAATGGAATCTAATAGAAGGAGGTAATAACTTACTTCTCGCAACCAAAACTGATGGAACACTATGGATATGGGGATATGGACGTGAAGGAGCATTAGGACAAAATACTACAATAAACCTTTCATCACCAACACAAGTTCCAGGAACACAATGGAATTTCGTGAATGCTGGTGGTACCTACATTTCAGGTGGAATCAGATCATAAATATCTAAAAAACGATAATGGCGATAAATTTTCCTGATAGTCCATCGTTAAATCAAATTTTCACAGATGCTACATCTGGTTTTACCTATCAGTGGAACGGAACTGTTTGGATCAACTATAACTATACTGCACCAGCAAAGATCTTAGAACTTGATGATATCAAAAGTTCTTTCAATGGTTCAACACAAACCTTTGCGCTTACAGTATCAGGTTCTGCTGCTACACCAGTCAAAGCAGATCAGTTAATTATCAACATTGGTGGTATTACACAAAATCCAGGAACTGACTTTACTGTATCAGGAAGTAATATTACATTCACAACAGCACCAACAACAGGTCTTGACTTTTATGGTGTTCTGTTAGGTGGTTCAACAAGCTTATCAGCAGTATCATCAAATACAGTAAGACCGGATTCATTTACAACTGGTGGACCAACATGGAATTCATCAGGTGATCTAAAAGTATCTGGTGTTACAACGATTGCAAACACTGGATCTGCAAGTACAGCACTGTATGTTTCAGGAAATGCTAGGATCACTGGAATTGTAACAGTTGGATCATCAAGTATTACGATTGATGGTGCAAATAATTCAATTCAAGTTGGAACTGGTGCAACATTAAATGCATCAGGTATTACTGTTGGTATCATTACTGGTACATTCTATGGTAGTGGTGCAGGACTTGCGAATGTTGGTCTCGGAACACAAGGAAGTTTGAATACAACAGGTGTCATTACTGCGACAAGTTTCTATGGTGATGGTTCTGGTCTTACAAATCTTGGTGGTCCTTTACAACCACTGACGTATTCACCTAGTATTGGGCAAACAAATATTTCTGATGTACCAACAATCGTTGTTACATTCAACAAACCACTGAAAATTAATACAGGATCAATTACAATCAGAAGTGGAAGTGCATCAGGTACAATCATTGAAAGTTTTGATGTAACATCCAGTTCTGCATTAAGTATTAATGGTGGTGCTTTGACGATCACACCAACAGTTGCTTTAGGTGCTGGTACAACACATTTTGTTGTATTCCCTGCGGCAGCATATAAAGATACTTTTGAAAGTTCTTCAAGTGTTGGTATTACAACTTATAGCTTTGTAACTGCGACACAGTATTTGCAGTTGTTTGCATGGGGTTCTAATTCTAACGGAACATTAGGACAAAATAATATAACAAATCGTTCGTCACCAATACAAATTCCAGGTGTTCAGTGGGCACAAATTGATAGTTACTACCACACAGCAGCAACAAAAACTGATGGTACATTGTGGGTATGGGGATCTAATGGTAACGGTAAATTAGGATTGAATGATAGTGGAACAATAACTGCACGTTCATCACCAGTACAAATTCCAGGAACATCATGGAATTCTATTAGTCTTGGATATGCTCATTCATTAGCAACAAAAACTGATGGAACTTTATGGGCATGGGGATATAACGGATTGGGGGGATTAGGGTTAAATGATGTAGCCAATCGTTCATCACCAAGACAAATTCCAGGAACACAATGGGAAAATTTGGCTGGTGGCTTATATGAGACCCTTGCAACCAAAACTGATGGAACTTTATGGTCATGGGGTTATAATGCCCAAGGACAATTGGGACTTAATATTAATAACAATTATTTTTCATCACCAGTTCAAGTTCCAGGAACACAATGGAGTAGACCATATAGTGGATATACGTTTAGTGGAGCACTAAAAACTGATGGAACTTTATGGACATGGGGAAGAAATCAAAGGGGAAATCTAGGACAAAATAATACAGTACAATATTCATCACCAAGACAAATACCAGGAACACAATGGAGTGCAGCTTCATTCGGTTATTATCATATTTTAGCAACAAAAACTGATAATACTTTATGGGCATGGGGCAGTGAAGGAGATGGTTCTATCGGACAAAATGATAATGTGGTTTATTCATCACCAAGACAAATCCCAGGAACCCAATGGTCATTGACCCAAAATCGTGGTGGTGGATATTTTAGTTTAGCACTTAAAACTGATGGAACTTTATGGGCAGTGGGTGGAAGAAATGGAAGTGGTCATTTAGGTCAAAACGACGATATACGTCGTTCATCACCAACACAAATTCCAGGAACACAGTGGTCTTCATCATCACAAGCATATGCAATTGGATATGCAATCAAATCAGTATAACATAAATACTTAAAAAACAACAATGAGCGTACCTGCGGTCAATATTGTAATTGAAAAGGGAACTGATTTTGAAGCAATTTATAATGTAACAAACAATGATAGTTCTGTTTATTCATTAACCAATCAAACAGCAACTGCAAAAATTCGTAAGCATCCCACTGCATCATCTGTTAAATCATTTCAAACATCAATTACAGTCGCAACTGGTGAAATTAAAATCTCTATGGGTTCTACGGTAACCGCAGAACTTACAGCAGGACGCAATTATTATGATGTAATCTTAACTCATTCAGCAACTGGTAAAGTTGTAAAAATCTTTGAAGGAACAGCAATGGTTCACGATACGGTGTCTGTATGACTTACAAAGTATCAGTTTCAACCAATAGTTATTCTGTAAAACAGAAAGCAGCAGCAAACTTTAAAGTATCTGCAATTTTAGGTTCAGGAGCATCAGAAGTGGCTAACCTATCAGACTTATCAGACGTTGATGTATCTGGTCTTCAAGATAACTATGTGTTAATTTATAATGCAGCAGCAGGTAAATTTGTAGCAGAAAATCCAGATAATGTGCTTTCTAATGCGGTTACTGGTGGATTACCAAACACCATTATAAATGAACTAGATACTGCGCTTGATGATAAAATTGATTTGGATGGTGGTGCCTTTTAAAATAAATAAATAGTAAAAATAGTGTAAGAAAAGATGGCTGCTCCTGTATTACAGTTTAAGAGAGGTCTTCTTGCTAATCTCCCTGGTTTAAGGGCTGGTGAACCTGGATTTACAACCGATAGTTACGACCTTTATGTTGGTATTGATAGTACCACATCAAATAATAAGTTCTTTGGTTCACATAGATATTGGACGAAAAATACTGCATCTACAGGTAGTGGTGTAAACTTTGTAGAGGGTACAACTAACGGTACTGATTTCATTACCTTAAAGGCACCTGATAGTCTTTCAGGTATTACAACCTTTACACTCCCTGGTGCTGATGGTACGGCAAACCAAGCAATTGTAACCAACGGTTCTGGAACTTTAAGTTTCGCATCAGTTACAACAAGTGCAGGAACACTCACTGGTGCAGGTGCTGGCGTTACGACTTTCTTGGTTACTCCATCGTCATCAAACTTAGCTGCTGCAGTGACTGATGAAACTGGTACTGGAGCACTTGTATTCGCTAATACTCCAACACTGGTAACTCCTGTTCTTGGAACTCCTACATCAGGTACTCTTACTAACTGTACTGGATTACCTATCTCTACTGGTGTTTCTGGACTTGCTACCGGTGCTGCTACATTCTTAGCGACTCCTTCGTCATCAAACTTAGCTGCTGCAGTGACTGATGAAACTGGCACTGGAGCACTTGTATTCGCTAATACTCCTACGTTAGTAACACCTGTTCTTGGAACTCCTACATCAGGTACTCTTACTAACTGTACTGGATTACCTATCTCTACTGGTGTTTCTGGACTTGGTACTAACATCGCAACATTCCTTGCGACCCCTTCATCAGCAAACTTAGCTGCTGCACTGACTGATGAAACTGGTTCGGGTTCCGCAGTATTTGCAAACACACCAACACTGGTAACTCCAGTTTTGGGAAATGCAAGTGCTTCAAGTCTTAATATCTCTGGTATCACAACTACTGGTACTTTAGTTCTTAACGGAACTCCTGGTATTAGCATTACTGGAATTTCTTCAAGCGCCGCACTTGCAGAAAACAGCAATGCATATCTACCAACACAAGCAGCAGTTAAGGCATACATTGATGCAATTGATGTAGATGATGATCTTGGAATTGCTGGTGATAGTGGTACAGGAACAATTAATCTAGACTCACAATCACTCACTGTTGCTGGTACTGCAGGAGAGATTGAAACATCAGCATCAGGTCAAACAATCACCGTTGGACTACCTGATACTGTTATCGTTGGTACTGCACTTAGCGCACCAACACTGAAGACTGCAACCATTCAGCACAGAAACGGCACACAGGCTGCAACGATTGATACCTCAGGTAACATCACCGCGTCCCAGAACCTGACTGTTTCTGGAAATCTTTACGTTAATGGATCCACAACTCAAGTCAATACTGCTGCAATTACAGTAGAAGACAGAACTATAGAACTTGGTGTTGTTGATGGTTCTGCTCCTTCTTCTGCAACCACCTGGGACCTTGGTGTTCTCTTCAACTATCATGCAACAACTGCAAAGAAATCAGCAGTTATTTGGG